CTAGTTACCTGATTATTCATATTTCTAAGTTTTTTGGTTGAATCAAATTTCTTAGTTTCTAGTCTATCAATTTCTTTTTGAATTAAAGCCTGTTTAGCAAGATCTTTTGTTGCTGCTTTATCTACTTTTAATTTATCAATAGTTTTGCTAATGCTTACATCAATTGCATCAATTTGTGCTTGAATACTTTCAAAAGATTGGCTTGCCATTGCTCCAGCAAAAGCATTATGCTTGCCTAAAGAAGCATTTATTGCATCTATTTTTTCTTTTGCTTTATTATAACCATCTAAAGCTTCATCTTGGGCCTGCTTTGCTTTTTCTTGTTTTTGTTGTGCAGCCGCTTGTTCTGCAGGACTATCATTTATTCCAGGAAAATAATCTGGAACTACATCAAATGCAGCATCAAATTTACCACTATTAAGTTCCTTTTGCGCCAAAGCTAATTGTGCTTTTAGGTTTGGAGCAATATTAGTAAATTGATCTATTGTTTCTTGTGCAATTTTTATTCTAATTTCAAATGGCTCTGTAGCTAAATCTTTTCCATCTACTGTTAATAATTTTTGCAATTGTCCTTGAAGTTTTATTCCAATTACTTTATCTTGAAATTGAATACCAATCTGATCTGCAATGCTTGCAGCCTGTGCTGCATCAATTACTCCATCAGATACATAGCTTGCTAGTTTTAATGAAAACTCTCTCATAGCAATATCTGGCATTGCTTTAAATCTTGTTTCAAATGCTGCTATATCTGCTTTTCCTACTTCACTTTGTAGGAATGCACTACCAAATTTAATACCCTTACGTTCTACTGAGAAGTCTCCTGTTACATTTTCTCTTTTACGTGCAGCAACTTGAGATGCCCCTACCTTGCCACTAATTTCTCCAACTTGTTGCATTTTTGTTGTAGTTGCATATAGTTGATCAACCAGTCTTGCTTGTGCTTTTATAGCATCATCTTGTTTCTTTTTAAATAAATAGATACCCACAGCAACTGCAGCAAGTGCAATGGGTATGCCAATCAAAGGATTCATAAGTAATGGAAATAAAGCTAAAACACCTTGTAAACCAAAAACAAATGGCATAATCTTTTGTGCCATTTCTCCAACTTTTCCTCCAGCAAAGGATGCTGCAATTGTTAGTCCACTAATTGCTCCAACCCCTATACTAGCTTTTGTTCCAAATGCCCTAATGCTTTCTTTTGAACTTTTAGTTGCTTTTGTATTTTCATTAATACCTTCAGTAGATGTTTTTACAACACTTGATTGTTTTTGCATTCCCTGAATTAATTTATTTTCAATAACAAGTCTTCTTCTTGCTGTTGATAAACTTACACCTTCTTGTCCTGCTCTTTGTTTAATTTGATCTGCTTGACTTAGTGGGGCATCAGCTCTACCACGTAGTCTAAGTGGTCCTTGAACAACTTGTTTACCCTTTGGAATAGCTGCTATATATCTGTCTGCTTTATTTGGAACTATTGGTGCAACTGCTCTTGTTGCTTTAGTTTTTTTAATTGCAGATGTCTTACCCTTTTTATCTTCAAGCATTTCATCTTTTGTAACTAATACAGAAGAGTGCATTTTATGAATGCCACGCCAGTCTGTTAATTTACCTTTTTCAAGTCTTTTAATCATATCTTCATAGGCAGCTTTTTCAATTGGATTTGTTAATCCAAACTCTTTAACAGTATTTTTTAATAATGGAAGTGTTCTATCTATTTCAGCAATTATTGATTTGTGATATTGATCTGCAGACATACCCTTTGGAATATCTACAGTTGCTTTAGCAAAATCTTTACTTAATCCACGTCCGCCTGGTACGCCAAGAAGATTGATCTCTGCTTGACCAAGCAAAGATTTCATTCCAGGAGAAAAGTCTCTTCTGCCAGATGCCTTATCAAATACACCTGATGCTCCTGGATCTGTTAATATATTTCCAGAAAGGTTTCCTCGCTTAAGATCTTTATCCCCACGTAACAACGATGCAACTAGTTGTCTAAAATATTGATCTTTTGTAAACTTACCAGTCATATTAGACTCAGCAAATCTTGGATCAAATGAAGATTCTAAAACAATAATTTTTCTTTTTTTATTATTTGGATCTGCCATAGTTTTCATAACTTGTGCAGGTGTTTCTAGACCATGTACATCTCTTGCAATCTTGTTTGCACGTAATTCTGCTAGTGCTGATTTTTCATCAATCATTGGCTTAACAAATTTCCTTACGCCATTTTTTTCATACTCTCCACCAATACCAGGAACTGGAAAACTATAACCAACAGATGGTTTTATTTGTCTTCCAAAGTCTGTAGGCTTAACTTTAGCCATGCTGCTAGATCTTACATCTGCGTCAATTCTTTTTAATTCTTCTAAAGATCTTGCACTTAACTTCTTTTTAATTTGTTTAACTTCTTGTGGACTTATAAGTTTTTTGCTAGATGATGGATCTAGTGGTACACCTGCTTTAGCTGCTTCAGCTTTAAGCATTTCTTTTTTAACTTTACTGCTATTTGGGAATCTTTCTGCAAGTGTTTTAAATACACCCTTTTTATAAAAATCAGCACCAAGTCTATGTTTCATTGTTTCATCTACAGCAATTGCTTGAACATCTTTTGGATTTTTTCTTAAATCGTATTGTGCAACTTTTTGTAATGTTTCAGCTGCTGGAATATTTTTAGGATGTTTTCCATCTATAAGGTTTTGAAGTTCTTGTCTATCTATGCTAAGTTCTTTAAGCAACTTTGGATCATTAAGAATTTTTTGTCCAAAACCTTTTTCAACTCTATTCATGTAATTATTTACTGCACCTGGCTCAGAAGATATGTTTCTAGGATCCCAAAGTTTTACCCCTTTAGAATCTAATGATTTTTTTAAGTGTGAGGCTTGAATTGAAGAAAGATTTTTTTCTTGTGCTGATGAGATAGAAATTCCTTCTTTGTTAAGTCTATCTCTAACAGCATTAATTTCTGAAGTAAATGATCCTTGTTTTTTAATTTGCTTGTTTAAATCACCAAAGGGACCACTACGTTGCTTGCCTACGTTTGAGCCTAAAAGATGAAATATGTTTTTATCTAAAGTTGAAGCCGTAAGACTTTGTTTTGTTGAATACTTTGACAAAGCTTCTGATATGGTTTTATAATCAAAGACTCTAACTGCATTACTTGGGTTGTCTCCAACACGAACAAAATCTCCTGTTGGATGCTTATAGACATATTGTTTTCCACCCTTAGATGCATTATAATATGGACTATCTTGTTTAACTTCTTGAAAATTATCTAAATACTTTTGTGTATTTTTAGCTCCCGCTGCAGTTTTAGTATTGTATTGTTGTTCTTCAAATGTAACTCTTTTATCAGATAAATTTTTTTCATAAGTAGATGCAGAACCTGATTGGGCTTTTGCTGCTTGAGTAACTTTATTTGTTCCGTCATTAAAACCTTGAAGTTTTCCACTAACCATTGCATCAATAATTGGCTGAAATCTAGGGTTTTGTGCAATATCTCTTGGAATAACTGCTTCTCCAGGGGTAAGCATAGATGCAACAGTATCTTTATTTCCGCTTCCTGGAACATATGTAGATCCATCTGCAAATTTCTTTGGTGCAGTGCCACCTTTTCCTGGCCTCATCATTCCTGGATTTACTCTAGCAAAGTTTGCTGCTGCAACAGTTGCATCAATATATGCTTGACGCAACAATCTAACTGCTGAAGTTTCTGCTGTAAATGATTGTGTTAATCTTGTGTGTGCTTGATTTAAAGATGCTGCAACTGTAGCTGCCTCCATTTGTTCTGAATTCATGTAGTTTGTTTGTTCTGCAAGAATCTTTGAATTGCCACCTAGTTTTAAGAATCCAACACGAAGGGCTAAAAATAATTTAATAATATTTGCTGCGCCATTTGCAACCAAACCAAATGCCATTAATAATGTTGGACCAATAATACCAACAAGTGTAGATGCTATAACTATAAACCTTTTAGTACCATCTCCAAGACCATTAAATTTTTCAAGTAATCCAGCAATAGATTTTACTATTGGTGTAACTGCTTCTAGAAAAGATTTTCCTATTGGTGCAATTGTTAATTTTAAGCTTTCCATTGCTTCTTTAAAGTTTGTACCAACAGCATTTTCTACTGTTTTTAATTCTCTCTCAGATAAGATAGCAAGTTCTTCTATTTCCATCTTTGATAATTCTAGTACACGATTAGCTTGCGTACCCTCTTTTGTTATGTTTTGAAATAGTGTAGATAGACGTGCAAACTGAAACTTTCCAAACATCTGCTCAATGGCTCTTGATCTATCAAGTGGCGCTAAAGTATCTAGTGCTTGAGCAAACTCAATTACTGTATCTTTAATATTTCCTTGATTTGAATCAACAATATTTTTAACATTAACGCCAAAATCTGCAAGCATTTCTGATGCTTTTTTGCTTGGATTAATTAAAGATGCAAGTCCAGACTTTAATGCGTTTGCTCCTTCTGATGCATTAATACCACCTTCTTTCATGGCAGTTAAAAAGAAGGCAAGGTCTTTTACATCTCCACCAAGTTGTTTAACAATTGGTCCAGCTTTTGGAATAGCAATAGTTAAATCTTCAATAGATACAACAGTTTGGTTTTCTACTGAGTTAAGAAAATCAATATCTTTAGCTAAATCAGTTGCCGCTACGCCAAATGCATTTGTTAAAGATATAGTTGTTAAAAGTGCTTGCTCTTGTTCTACATTACCCAGAACTGCAAGTCGTGTTGCTTGTGCAACTTGTGCAGTAAGTTCTGATCCAGTCTTACCCATTGCTGCTGCTGATGCAGCCATTTCCATTGTCTTGCTTACTGATACGCCATACTTTGTAAATTCTTTTGCAAGTAATTGAACTTCTTGCAATGCTTTATTTGTTTGATCACTTGTTGTAAACATATCTCCATAAACACGCTTAAATTTAATAGCCTGTTGTTCAAGATCCATAAATACTTTTGCTGCTGCACCTCCAATATACAGTAGGGGTACACTAAAGCCAACCATAAGTTGACGACCAGCCCATTGAGTATTTTTACCAAAGTTTAAAAGACTTGTTGATCCTTGACGAACTAACTGATTAAATATTGCTTGTTTTTGAGCTGCTAATGCTGTTTTTGTTGAATAGTCTTGCATGTTCAGTGTGTTAGGCGTAATAGACATAGCCCTCATTGCACCAGATGCATCACGACCCATCTTAATGTATTGAGTCTGCATCTTTTTAACACGCTCTTCAGCAACCTTGCCGATAGTGTCAAATTCAGATTTAAAAAGTTTACCAAAACCTTTAGATGCTCCTCCCGCATAGCGAAAGTATTCTCTTATTGAGAATTTGTTTTTTTCTAATGAATCTGTAAATGACTCAGTAGATGTTCTAATAACACCCATTTGTGCATGAAACTTACCTGTAGCATTAACAGCATTAAGTAGGTTAGTTTGTAGATTTTTTTGTGCCATTGCTGCTGTAGCACTGGATTTAGATATTTGTGAATGAAAAATTGCAATCTGGCGTTGTAGACTTTTAAGTTCCGCTAATGCCGCAGAGGTATCAATATGTACCGCAATATTGGCATTAACGTCACTCATCTACAAACACCTTTTCTATTTAATTATTTGCAATAACTGTGTTTAACAAAGCATTTGCATCTTGTAATTTAATTCCAGAAGCAGCTTCAACAATCTTATAGACTGTAGGAAGATCTAAAACATCTTCTAGCTTTTCTAAATCTTCTGAAAGTTCTGGCCTATATTGCTTCATAGCAATCTGTACACACTCAATAAGGATAGTTGTAGACTTATCGTTATCTTCTGCCACCTCTGCAATTGCTTCAAACTTCTTTAAAAATGGACGCAAAAGTGAGATTTTTAGTGGTCTCACTGTAACTGTTGACCCATCCATAAGTGTTAGTTCTGTTCCCTCATGTACCGCTGTTGCCATTTGTTCCTCCTATTTAGGTTTATGTTAATTATAGCATGAAAACACTAGTTTTTCATTAAGGAAGGATCTCGCAAGTCAGTGTAATCAAGACCCATCCCAATACCAAATCCTGCTTTTTTAGCATTTTGTCCTTGTAGGGCTAACACATCATTACTATCATTTGTTGCTCCCCTACTAAATACCCTGGCTTTCATGTCTTCCCATTCTTTTTGGCCTTTATCACTGCCATTATTTGCTTCTAAGTCTACCCCTTGAATTGCTGCTAAAAACTTTTTTTCTTGATAGTCTAATTCTCTTTTACTTTCTAGTGTTGCCATTAACTCTGGCATAGATAGATTAGTTTCTAATTCTTCATAGTCTTTCCAGATGCCCAGTAAAAATACTTCTGCTTCTAATGCAGCTAAATCTAGGTCATCCCAAGTACCGCCACTTTTTTCTGCTTGTTCTTTGATAGGCTCTTCTGATTTTTTATTAATTTTAATACCAGCAGCAAGTTCAACTATTTTATATATTGTTGGCATGTTAATATGCTCTTCAACATCTTCTGAACTTGTTGAAATTTTTGGATAATATTGTTTCATGCATACTTGTGCACATCTTATGAGTACGTCAATTGCATCATCATCATTTTTTGCATTTGCCATCTCTGCAAAAGCTGCCATGAATTGACGCAAATATTTAATTTTAAGTGGTGATATTTCTAATTCTGTTCCATCAATTAAAAAAACATTACCCTTACTATATATTTCTGTAGCCATTCTATCTATTCTATCACAACAACAAAGCCCACCCCCGAAGGGATGGGCTTGTTATTAATCTAAAATTAGATTATGTGGCTGGTGTCCAGGTACGATCTACGATCTTACCGTATGAACCAGATGCGTCCTCTGGAAGAAGACGGAATGAAACTTCAAACATTGAAGCTTCGTCACGCTTAGCAGATACTGTTACATTCTCAATTGAGAGTGCACGGTATGCGCTGTAAACACGCTCTACGTATGCTGAGTCCGCACAGTCACCTGTACCTGGACCTACAGCAATAATTCCACGCTCTACTGGACATTCTCCAATTTCACCAGCAGATAGGTTAAGAACCTGTCCGCCTGATGTACTCTTTGTGCCTGTTAGTTGATCGGCGTTATAGGCAAGGGCTAGAAGAAGATTTTCAAGTGTAGCTTCAGCAAATGCAGTTGCAAGATTTACTTGCATTCCTTGCTTGTACAATTTAGCAACGTCAAGAATTTGGTCAACCTGTACTTCGCCGAAGTCTGGCTGAAACTGCAATTCAAGACCGTTCATTGTATAACCTACGTTTGTGTAGTCTAGGTCATCAGAGAGTGTGTCTCTGTATGTCTCAGATGACACATATGCTGGCAATATGCCAGAATTTAAAGTTGTATCAGCAACAAAAAGTGCTGCTGCACCAACGATGATGTTAGTAGACGTACCACGAGTGTATGCCATATTTTTAACCTCTACTTTCAATAGAATAGATATTAAGTTTTGGGGTGTTTCCTCAAAACAATTATAACAGCGTTTTTAAGTGTATGGATTTGCGTAAGATATACCATTTATAGATATATTATCTTTAGTATGATAGTCATATTCAATTATGAGCTTATTTGCATATACCGTTCTGGCTGAGGCAAGTTCTAGTATATCCCTTGTCTCGTCTGCTTGGTATACTTTAATATTATGAAAATAAACATTAAATGGATTAATTCCTGTGTCTGGGCTGGAACACCAAGCATTTACATCTTGGGCAGCGGCATCTTCACGATCAAGTGAGTCTGTGATAATTCTGTGAGCATCTGTTATTTTGCTAAAGTTTGTGCAATACAGATAATAAATTACCTGCTCTCTTTTGTTTCTATAAAAAGAACTTGGTCTAAATCTAACTAATCTTTCATATTGAATTAAAACTGGATCTGATATCCCAGGAGCGGCAATGTAGTTTTTAAATACATCTTCTATGTTTGTTGGAGATGTTGGAAATATTGGTATCATTTGTTCCGTACCGCTTAAAATACCAAACCTTTGCAGTTGTCCTGCAATATAATGATTTATAAAGGTTGGGGGAAATCCAGTGGTATTAATATTTTCCATACTCTTATTCTACCTTAACATTTGCATTAATAATCCATTTATAGCCAGTATCAATACCCTTTGATCTACCCATTTTTGATCCTGCCAAGAAGTTCTTTTTATATGCAGTTGGTGTGTTTAAATATTTTAATAGTCCGCTTGATCTTAAAAACACCTGAGAAAAATAGTTTCTCATAAACTCATCAAAGACTCTTTCAAAAGATCCTTCAACTTCTTCGCCACCTGGATCTCTAATTGTTATTGGCTTCTTTACAAAAACTTCTTCTCCACCATCTGTAAACCTAAGAACTCCATTGTTTTTTGGTTTTATAGTAACTGGTATTCCTTCTTCCATTATCTTTGCTTTATTATAAAATGGAACAGTCATTTTTTCTGTTACCGTGCTTGATTGTCTAAAGCTTGAATTAATAGATAATCCAAGATTGCTAACAGTATAATTTAAATTAAATAGTCTTGCTCCTGGGCTTCCAGTTTTATACCATTCATAAACATGATGTAGACTGCGACTGTTTGCTTTGGCTTCTACGTCTATATATTGACCTAAAACAATAATTACATCTTTACCAAGATTACTAAGAAATATTTTTTTGCCACGATTAATACCATCTAAAAAACCAAAAGAATAGTTTGCAATGTTTATAAGTTGTTTTTCAAGCTGTTTGGTATCTAAGCGCACACGCATTAGTCACCAACTGTCTGATTTTCTGTTCTGCGCCAGAGCATTTTATAATATTCCATTTCTCCAAATGGACCAACAAATGGATCAAAAGTTCCAACCTCATATATTGTTCCACGACCAGATCTTGGTCCTGCTGTTTCTTTATATACAATTAAATCTGTAGCACTTCTAATATTAGTAATCAATATATTTGTTATTGCATTATCAACTTTATTAGAAGACGTTCTGATATCTGATCTTGATCTAGCAATTAATTTTCCATCATATTGCAAAAACTCTTCTGGTTTTAAGTCTACTTCTCCAGCACCACCAACTGTTGATGCATTACAAATAATAGTTCTATCAAATACCCATTCTTTACTTGCTTGTCCATAACTATTTTGGGTAATAATTGGATAGTAAACATCAGCTTTCATTGGATAAATAAAATCTGTTGTTTCGCAAACTGCCATTACAAGACTCCAGGTGTACCAAAGTTTGTTATGTATTTTTGTAAAATCTTATCTACTAGGATATTGCCTGTGCCTTCTAGTGCGACCTTATCAATTTTAATCTTATATTGATCTGTAGAGTAGTCTAAAATATATCTTTTGTGGTATTCTATTTTGCCACATTTGATATCATCAATAAGCATAGTAATTGCATTTTGAACATCGTAAGGTATTACTTTATACCCTGTGTCAAGTGCAAATAAGTAGTTAAATGTTGTTGGAAAAGTAACACCTGAAATAGTTGATAGGGTAAATGCACTATCTTCTGTATCGTATAGATATATTGAATCTGATTCTCCAAGAGGTACACCCTTTGGAGTTCCTATTGATCTAATGTATGAATCAGTAGTCTCTTGATTCCACTCTTTAATAATTGCTGTCTTATCTTTTGTTAATAAATAAGTCCACTCACCAAGTGCTGCTGGATCTTGTGTTACATCCCAAACAAGACGATTATTTTCATAAGCTTTTGTTATTTTATAAACTCTATCCCAGATAGCAAGGTAGTCTGTTCCGTTGCCATTTGTTTCATACCAAGAACGTGAATAATAAAATCCATCTGGAACAATAGAATCAATGATGGCTCTTGCAAGATTTTCCCACTCAACATATTGCGCTATTTCTGTTGCTGTTCCAGAACCAAGAGATAAAGCAAGTTTTTGAGGATTTATATAAGGACGTGTTATATTTAAATTATCTTCAACAACTATATCTCCAGGAAGTCCTTCTACATCTTCGTAGATAGCTAGATAGTATGATTCATCATATGAATTAAATTGTTCTGGTAAAGTGTATTCTAATTGTGAACCTGCCGTTGAAACAAGGCTTTCTGAAAGATCGTTTGTGTTTCTTGATCCTTCTTTTATAACAAGAATATATGCCGTGTTCGGCAAAGGCACTTCATAAGAAATGGTTAATGGGTATGGTGGTAAACGTAAAATCTGCATTAAATTTTGCCGTAATGTCTGGCTACTTCTTTGGGAGCTGCTTCACGAACTGCCCTATGAGTTAACCACTTTACGGACTCCTCCTTTGTTACAATACTATATCCTTTTTCAAGGTTGCCCACACCGTTCCAATGCAAGTTGCGTTCTGAATAAAGCGCAACTTTTTCTTTTGGATTCTCAACTGCTGTTTCTACTGTTGCATCTTTTCTTGGCACAAAAGGAAGAATTGCTTCTAGCATGTCTTCTTTTGTTTCTGTTCCATACAGATCAATATTATTTTTTTTTGCATAGGCTTGTAGCTGAGCTATTGTTTTTTTTGTAAACTTTTCTACTACTTCTGTTGTTGTTGCCATGATATCCTCCACTGCTATTATATCAGAACTAATATTATTTATTAATTGATAAAGGAGGACAGTTTTTACGCTGTCCTCCCTATCGGTTAGTTTTTACAAACTATTATCCAGTAGGATCAACTGCTGCGTCTGCATAAGCAACCGCATCAAGCTCTTCCCACTGTAGACCAAAGCGGACGAATACTGTGTATTCAATTGTATCCTTCTTTGGCTTGTATTCACGGTTTACAACGATGTCTCTTTGAAAGCCCCATACACGGTTAGCAGGGAATGTTAAATCAACATAATCTGCTGGGAAGTAAGGAACTTCTTGTACATCAATGCCTAGAACACGAGTTGTACGTGCTCCACCAAATGTTTGTGCTTGACCATCAAGGTATGCTTGACGATTTTGCGCTGTACCTGCTGGTGTACCAGCAAATGCTTCTGCAATTGCATCAGCAAGCGTACCGTTGTTCTTTACAATGCCCTGAAAAGCATCTGTACCAGCATAGAACTTTAGGTTCTGCTTGATAGCGCGATACTTGCGTGGCATTGCAAGAATAATGTCCTGCATAACTTCTGTAGTCCAGTTGTTATCAGTAACTGTAACTAATGCCTCATGAGCATCTCCATCATTCTGGACTTTATGAACAAAGCCTTCCATGATTGAAAGAAAGTTTCCAGTTGAACCATCACCATTAATGGCTAGGTCTTCAATATCATTAGCAAATGCGTTTGTCATCAAGCGAACTAGATGATCTTCAAGCGCTCCGCCTTCAATATTATCTTCAAGTGACTCTGTAGATACTTCCCAATCAAGACGAATCTTTTTGGTTGTTAATTCTACCTTTGAGAATGTTGCACCTGTATTTGTATACTCGTTTGTTGCTTGCGCAGCAGCACGAATAACACGCTCACCAACGTTAACTTTTTCAAGTTCCATTGTGTTTGCTCTCATTGTAACTCTACGACCATCTTTGGCGAGAACTGTTGCATCCCACACGTAGTCGATAAAGCGACGTGCTTGCTCTGGTTGCAGAATACCCCCAGGGGTACCTGTTGGACTAACTGAGTTAGGTCCTGATGCTCCAAAGTTTGCTGTTGCAATATTACCTAGGTTCGCTCCGACATCTGAAGTGCTTGGGCTTGTGCCTGTTGCTCCTCCAATGTCACCAGATGCAAATGCGCCTTGTCCGTTTAATGGACCTGGCGGTGTTGCTGAGCCTGGATAATTTTTTACTATATCTTTTTCCGACATATTGTTCACCTCCTAGTGATTTTACTTATTGGAATAAGTCGGCTGTTTTGAGGAAACGGCCTCCCCATAGGGATTTTTGAACCTGTTGAACAGGCTCCTGCACGATCTCGCCTAGATCGCCAGACTTGCGGAAAGCGGTGTCTTTTTCGACCATATCTACTCGCTTTCCAAACTCATCGAAAGAACCCTTAACTTCTTTTACCTCATTTGATACAGACTGTACTTGACCTGTAACGGCTTCAAGGGACTTCGTAATAGCATCAACGGTTGTCTGCATAGACTTTACCGTATCTGCTAGATTGCTCAAGGCATTAGTTAGAGTATCGTTGATTGAAGCTACTGCTTTAGTAACTTCCTCTGTTGCGTTAACAACAGCATCAACTGAATCAACCGCTTCTTCAACAACAGGTGCTTCTTTAGCCTCTGGTGCCGTTTCTGCTTCTGGCTCTGTAGCAGGTGTTTCCTCTGTAGGAACTTCTACTGGAGCCTCTTCTACAGCAACTGCTGGAGCCTCTGGAGCAACCTCAACATTTTCATGCAACTCTACTGTCTCAGCACCTTGTGCTTCAACAATTGTTGTTGTTTCTTCTGTCATAGGATTTTCCTCCTCTGTCATCTTAATTGTTCTAATGCCTTTTGCACTATCAACTAAGAACTTTATTTTTTCTGCATTTTCTGAATCTGTTTTTTCAACAAAACCAATATTTTTCATAGGCTTTCCAGATGTTGGGCTGTCTACTGAGTTATCTTCTGATAATAATACAATGTCATTATCTGAATCCCAGAATACATTTCTAACTTCCGTTTTTGACAAATACCCTCCTACTATGTTTTTGCCATCTACTTTTTCAATAGATAAAATATTTGCAAATTGATTTGCTGGATTATCTACTAAAGATAATTCAAACAATTCATATTCTTTAATTATGCGTATTGATTTATCAAGGCCTTCATCAAAAGAGTCATCTGACTTTGTAATGTTACCGCCAATAGAAAAACCAGTAAGTGTGCCATCTAGAACCTTTTCCCAGGTATCTTGTGCACCCTTTGAAACATATGCAGATACATATACTCCGCTATAAAACTTTTTTGTTCCTGGATCAAAATATTTTTCTTCTTTAAAATCAACCATTTTGCCAACTGCCGCTGGCTGATGCATCTCACGGATATTACCACGAAACTTTGAAAAAGCATTCATTGACGCTTCTTTTGTGACAATATCCATCTGCTTATCAATGTTATCTAGTGATGCAAAACCAGACACGATTCTGCGCTCTTGGTCTACTTTACCAAAGGGCATTGAGAGGCGAACATTGTCACCATCTGCAATCCAGTGTGCTTTATTTATAGTCATGACAGTCCTATTATAGCAAACCTTTTTAAGGTTTTCTCAATTATTGAGACGCTCGACCTTCTCCTTGTGGATTTCTGCCTGCAAGTGTGGCTGGAGAATCTGAAGAGTTGTTTGCTCTTTGTGAATCTCTCTCACGATTACCAGCAAGGTTTGCTCTTGCATCTGTAGCTTGTCTTGGAGTCATGGTAAATGGAAGATTACCTTCTCCATCTGGTCTTGGTGGCATGTCAATTAATTCACGAGCTTCATCAGGTGTCATGACTTGTGTTTTAATGTATCGTTCAATAATTTGAGATTGAGCAATCTCATCTGTAAGTGTAAGTTCGTTAAACTTAAGAGTTAAGATGTCTGTTTTTTCTTTAATAATCTTGTTAATAACCTTTTCAAGCTGTGCTTGTGCTGGACGAGCAACTTGTTCTTTAAAAGTTCTATCCTGTGACATTGCAGCGGCAATTGCACCAGAATCTGATCCACCAAGTTTTGAAATAGGTACTTGATGAGCAACTAAAATATCATCACGATTTTGCTTGCGATATCTCTCAAATGATGCTTCCTGGATGGCTGTTTCTACAGGCTCCATCTTAAATTCAACCTTATTGTTTTCAGTATCTCCAGGAAGTGGAATATAAAGAGTTCTATGATTTTGACCTTTTAAGCCTGTTTGCAAGAATCTAAACAGCTTATCTTCTGCATCTGCAGATAACTTTGCACCCTTTACTGTAATTATATATCTTGGAGCTCCCTTGTTTTGGAAGTAATCAATATTATATTGAGCAGCAAGTGAGTCACCAATTAATGAAGATACCGCTGAAATAATATCAGGAATGCCATAATATGTATTAAGGGGTGAATATTCTTTAATATGAATAATTTCATTTGGGCGTGTATCTGTTGTCATAGGGTTTTTATTGTTTGCCCCAAAGTTACGGAAGTAAACAACCTTTTGCCCAATGATCTGAACAAAGCCATCTCTTAGTCTTCTGACACGAGTAGTGGTTGATGGGATGTGTCCAACATAACCAATCTCGCCAGTTACTGTTCTACCAATTTCAATAAAGCCATTACCAGTTGCTTGAAGATCTGTGTAAACTTTTTCCATTGTGATAGTAAAGGAGTCATCTTCATTTAGTGACTCTACCCATTCACGCATCTCAAGTTTCATCTTTTCAATTCTACGACGAGCGCGATCTACTGCACCTTGATCATCATTTGATTGAAAGCGTAACATTGTTCTATCTGTAATATCAAAACGGTATCCAAGACCTACAACATTTTCTACCTTTGCATCAATAGCAGCATGATTTGCAAAAGATGTATCATAATAACTTGCTAATTCATACATGTTATAAGGTGGAGTAATTACATCAAATAGGCCATAGCCATTTCTATATACCGTTCCAGGATTAATTTGCTTTGATTCAGCACCATCTCCAGCAGGTATTGCATTGGCAGAACTAAGATATTGTGGAGTTGGCTCTATGCCATTATAAGCATATGTTGATTTTGAAACACTTCTTGATGTTTTTCTTTTAAAGTTTTGATCAATGCCAACATATTCTTTTAAAACTGTCCAATCTTTTCCAAATGGATCATTGCCTTTAAATATGTCTTCAGGTTCATCCTGTGTTTTAATACTTGCTTGAATAAAATCATAATCTTGACTCATGCTTCGTACGCATCTCTTCCATGTTTTTGAAGTGTATCTTGTGCTGCTTTCCATGCTCCAAGATCATTAAGAGATGGAATTAATCCTTGCTTCATTCTGTCTAGTTGAACTGAATGCTCTTCTTCTGTAATTCTTGTAAGACCTGGAACAAATACTGCTTCGCCTTCACCATCATCGCCATAATACTTTGCAGCATCTCTTAGCTTTGCAATCTGGCCAATGTCTCCACGAGTAGACTGTACATTTAAAATACTGCCTTCTCCATCTGTAAACCACTTGCCATCTGATTTTTTATATACATACAAGCCCCAGTTATATTTCTTTTCAATAACCTGACGACGTACATTTCCTACAATAGGCTTACCTGTTTTTGGACTAATTAACGGATTCATGTATTAAAGTATACCAGATTAAACGGCTGTACCCAATCTAATGGTCCAGGTTGTGTCATTATAGACCTTAACCTTGTCTGAATCAAAGATCATGCCTTCATCATCATCAATAATAATCTTATTAGTTCCAATATATGTTTTATATACGTCTGAAGGCAGAACTCCATATAAATCTGATGCAGAAATAACAAGAACACCTTCCCAATTAAAACTATTTAACCAAAATTCCCAGTCAAAACTTGTTACGCCGTCTGTTTGAACTTTAAGCCAAGGTCTAAGAAGATTACTTTGAACCTGCTGTAAATTGTTTGCCTGATAATATGCAACATTATTAAATACAAGTGGTCCAGTTAGATTAATTGCTCCAATATATAAATCAAAGCTTAATGCATTGCCAAAGGCAAGCCCCATAACTGCCCATTCTTTAACTGTTAATACTGGCTCTCTTACTATTGAACCGTTTAAGAAATAAGATATTCCATTATAAAGTGTATTAGTTAATGAGCTGTTTGCATAAATTCTTGCTCTGGTGCCCTCTGGATTATCAGCAACCATGTAGAACTTAATTGTGTCACCTTTATACTCTATCTCAAAAATTTCAGTAGGTGTTATTGGGAATACATCTTGATCGTATCTCATCCAAACTTGAGCAGCGCTAATACGATAGTTGTCTGCAACGTTTTGATTAATTGGTATTGCTATGCCACGACTTACCAGCGGATCAAAACTTCCACGAATTTCTACTCCTGATGTTCTATTAAGATAAAGATATGGAGTACTTGCTTTGTAAATACTAAAAGGATTCTTTGCTTTGTAATCATAATATAATCCAGATCTAGTATATGGGAACATGTCTATTCCAAATCTAGTGCCGACTGGATTAAATGAGTTATCATTAAAGGCTTGTGATGCAATGTCTAATCTTCTTAACTGAATAGGCTTTCTTAAGATGCCACGAATATTAAAGTCAAGGTGATAGACAAGTGCAAGATCGTTAAAGTCTACAGTTTGTGATGGATAGATAAGGGTGTTGTCTACTACTTCAAACTTTGTTAATAGCCAGTCTGGATAATCATTCATATCAATGATTGCACCCTCTTTTGCTGGAAGAACTGTTGTAAATGATCCTTGTGGTGCGTTTGCTCCTGTTGATATATATTGAAAAGTTATATAGCTTCTAATAGATGCATCTGTTGTATCATATTCATAATATTTTTCTGCTCTTTCAGCCATATCTTGATAGTTGTTCCAGCCAGTAAATAAATTATTATCTAATTGCAAGTATGTTCTTTGAACTGGGTGAGAGTAGTATTCTTTTAATTGATCATATGTCCAAGAACTTGTTGTTTCAAATTCCGCTAATTTTGTAGGAGAAGGGTATCCAAGATTAAACTGCAAAAAGTCTAAATCATAGTATTGATTTCCGACATCGTTAGTTACAAACTGAGCAAAGTATGAAAGCGGCATATAGTCTTCCCAATATCCAGAAACACCAATATCTAAGAAATAAGATCCATATGCTTGCAGTGGTAAGATTGTATAGCTTGCTGTATGTTGAAGAAGCTCAATTGCATTTGCTGACTCTGCTGATCCAGTTGCTAAATAACTATCTATGATTGCTATACCATTGTCTTCAAAATTACTTGTTATTTCAAAAGCATTATAAGATGTGGAAAGTCCTATAGAATATATTTTTCCAGTAAACTGGTAATTAATATCTTCTTCTCCACCAACATACATCTTTAATCCATTTTGATTGCCAAAAAATGTAGCAACATTGCCACCAAAATTAGTTACAAGAGATTGAATCTCAATACCTGCTGCAAACTTTTCATCAGATACAATAATATCTGTTGTATATATTTCTTCTTCTACTCCATTAAATAATAGATAATAATGAATCTCATCTAGGTCTTTTCTAATACTAAAAGAATTACCTGTTAGGGGACTATAAATTTTAAATAATGTTTCTTCCGTTGATAAATTATTTGATGAAAATACACCGTAGATAGTGTGTATTGGATCACTTAAAACACTAAAGTTTGAAAAGTTAAAATAGCATCTTTCTGAGTTCCAGGAGTTATCTGGTCTAAATGTTATAAAGTTACTGTCTGTTGGATCTTGTATATCTTTGTTGTCTGTGTACAATTGTGTCAGTGTCTTTGATCCAAGAATTATGTCTGGCAAAGAATACTGTGGGGTTGTAAGAGATGTTGTTGTTGTTCTTAGATTATCAAATGTTCCTTGATCCCACTTGGCAAAACTAGGATAGTTATAGTTTGATGTGTAATCAGCAAAAGAGTAATCAATAAATGCAGCACTACCGCCATAAGCAGAGTTAATTCCTTCTGGAGAAAGAACTCCTTGACCATAAACCCATCTACGCTTTGCAACGTTAATCGCAACAGAGTATGGATAAATAGCAACACAATCAATTTCAACTGGAGTTACATCTGTGTATGAGTAAAAACCAAGCCAGTCTTGACTATCTCCAAACTCATCAAGTATGTCAGGCAATACAAGGGTATCTGTATTGATTGGAAGATTGATAACTTCTTCTCCATTTAATAACACTGTTGCATTGTTTCTAATTATTCTAACATGAATAAGCATTGGTCTAAACCACTCGCCAACAAAGTGTGAAGAAAATTCTTGACCTATAACAAGTGTAAGAAATCCTGACTCAACATATAAACCATCATTAGATGAAATTGGACCAAATACTTTTTTTGGCTCATATGCATTTGAGTTAATTCTTGTCCAAAATTCAACAGTGTATTCTTTATATTGTCCAGATTTATTTAAAAATCCTTTTCCAGGAACAATGAGAGATGGTTTGTTGTTAGAGTTTGGTGTAGTTCTTGTAATATTGCTTGCACCATAAACCATAGGCACTCCGCTATTTCTTGCAACCAAAGCATTATTGTCTACTAAATAATATCCAACTTCACCAGCAATGCCGTATGGATCTGCTTGCACGGCTTGAGTTGCAGACAAAGCAATGTTTGCTGGGAAAGACACTGGAGTTACTCCAAGTGAAGTAGTGTTAGATTCTTCTGACCACTGTCCTGAGCTTATGCCATTAATATAAAAATCATAATCTCCTGCACTACCACCAGATGCATAAGTAAATTTTATTACTAATTGAAAGTCTGTATTCTCATCAACTATATCAAATGTATCTGATACAAAACTCCATGCTTGAAAAACGGAAGTTGTAAAAGATTTTAATTCTTCAATAGGTAAAGATGTAGTTGTGTCAATATATCTAAATCCTATTGATACTGATTGTAGATATGCACTATTAGAATAAAAATATGTACCGTTGCAAAAAGATCCAAGAGTTGTATTTAAATCTTGAAAGTTAACTAAATCAGGACTTATCAAACTAATAGTTGCAGTTGAGCCAGATGGTACATTTCCTTGTACAAGAGTCGTATAGCTATCTGGAAATGGTTCTCCAGTTACTCCAACACCAGATGTTACAGATGCTCCAGTTACTGTCCAACTAGAAGTTGCATTTCTTTGCGACTCAGAAATAAGGGTAATATAATCTGCTTGATCATCAAGTGCCCACAATATAGTAGGATGTTCTGAATATACTTTTTCAGCATACAGGTTTGATGGATTAGACATATTACTCCTTAGCCCTAATTATAGCAGTTGTCATTTATTTTTATGTCTATCAATATAGTCAACAAAGAGCCTAAGAATTGGGGGGGTTATCTTTTGCTTGTCCCATAGATCTATTGCAATTTTGGCATAATGTTCCACAAACACATTTTTTACACTTTATGTATTAAATAAGACAGTTATCATTGTTGCAATATTTTTCTCCAAGGGCATCAAGATTTTCTATACCGTCATAAATAGCAGACCAGTCAATAGTTGCTATTTTGCCAATATAAGAGTTATATTCTTCTTCTGTAATCTCTGTATATGGCTGTTGTGGATAAGTCTTATTACCCATTGGCAAAAATGAAACTGCCTTTAGTTGACCCTCGTACATGTGAAGTGCTGGGGCAATAAACTTTGTCTCAGTCTCTTTATCAAATGATAAAGTTACAGAAACACCATTATCTGAC